ACTGCTGACGTGTCCTGCTTGTGGTTGTCGTTGAAGTAGCCGAACGCGACGAACTCGCTGAAGTCGAGCCCCTTCGCAACAACAACCTCATCCTGTCGGTCGAGGTTCTCCGTCGAGCACCAGCCGCCGATGGGGCGTGTTGCTTCGATGTTCTCCCCAGCCTTCTCGATCACTTCAACGCAGGCCGGAGCCCACACGGTGAACTCGTCATTTTCGAGGAGGCGTTCTACGTCTTCACGCATGGACAACTCGAATATACACACAGAACGCTGTCACGCTGAGATTCGTAGCAGATGGAGTGGTCTTTCTACAACAGGATCGAAGTAGCTCTTGTAGGTTGGGAAGTCGTGCGGATTGTCATTTCCCTTGCTGCACACCTTCCAGGGCAGTCGATAGGGGAAATCGACAAAGAAGCGGACACGCATGTAGGCATGTTCCAGGTCAACCGGCTGGAGGTATTCGCCTAGAGAGGCCCTCAGGTCTGGGACCGTCAGTTGATCAAGCTTTGTCCACACGTCACCCAGGTCAACACTCCGTCGAAACAGGTACTTATGGAACACATTGTGGTATCTGGCGAAGGTCTTCCCGAAGGACACTGCGTTGTCCCACGCGACAATGCGGTAGAGAGGACGATCGTTCTCAGACCTCAACAGGAAACCAACGTTGTTGGCGTGTCGATCCCTCACCCCGGCGAGGATGTCGCAAGCTAGCAACTCCCTCCAGAACTGCTTCGGCACGACCGTGCAGGTCTCAGTGAGCGTTGCACCCCACTTCGGATCGTTAACCTCCTTGAGCTTCGGCTGAATCTCGTTGAGGTGGTGCGCAGGCATGAACAACTGAGCTGATGCAACACGCCCAGGTACTGCCTTCTTCGTGAGAAGTGTCTCTGGAACGAGGTGGTCATACCCAAACATCTTCGTTGCCAGGTAGTAGGCGACCTCGTTCAGCGGGTGACGATCTGCGGGGATACCACGCTGTCGGTGGTGGCCACTCGGCAGCTTGGACTTCATCACCTTCACGATCGCCTTCACACCACCTTCATAGGTAGCGAGCAAGGCTCCGCTCTTACCACCAGGAGCTTTCTCTAGCTTCTGCGGCTTCTCATTCAGTACGAGGTCAGCAAACTCGCTCACGTCACTTCTCGATCCTCACAATCGTGGCCGACGATCGCCTTGTTCAACGACTCTACCGTAAGAGACTTCTTCAATCCAACGTAGGTCATCTGACCCCGTGCATTGAAGCCCATCCCAGGCGGGAGAATACTCAGTGAGCACCGGCAGAAAGGGTGAACAGCGCCCATCGTAGCCTTCCACTCCGTACGAGATTTCCCCGTCTTGGATGGCCGGTTTGCCTTGCGACCAACGTTGGATCCGTTGGCTAGAATCTCACTGAGCTTGAAGACTCGTGGAGTGACCTTGTCTGGACGAAGGTAGAGCAGGACGCAAAATGAGCAAGCATCCGGGTGAGGACGCTTGTACACGCGAGGGTCACGGTCAGCGCTTCGGTGAGCAAGTACGATCGCCTTCGCTTCCTCCATCGCGCTGTGCATCTCGGTATGCGCGATCCGCAACCAATCACGTTTGAGGTTCTTCGTGGCATTCCGAATATGGCGAGCAACTTCCTGTGCAGTTGAACGCTCATCTACCCCACGCGTGACCTCTCGTCGGATCGTCGTCAGACGCTTTCTACGAAGCTTGTCGTCTGCATCTACCAGAATTTTACCTGCGTCTGTATCGAACCGATTGCCGAGACCCTGCACGTGCTGGCCAATGCGATCACGCAGGATCGAGATCGCTTCATGCTCTGCATCGGTAATGACCTGAGGGTCTTCTCGAACCTGCCTCCAGAAAGCCTCTGGCACGAGCTTCTGGTACTTGGTCGGATCATCGATGTCGAACACACGAGCCACCTCCTCTGGAGGTAATCCGTGAATCTGAGCAAGATCTTCACGCTCAGCCTCATGGCTCATCTGCGCGAGGGCTCCCATCTTCTCCTCACCAGCGATCGACCCAAGCGCATGTGCCGCACGGGCGATGTCTTGCGGCAGAAGCTTCTCTTCACGAATCTTCCCAGCGGCGCGCAGGCGCGAGAAGTCATCAGCGTCGATCGCAGTAGGGCCAAACATCTCCGCTAGGAATGCGAGATGCCCGTCGCGGATCACCTGCTGGATGCGGCGACGCTGAATCGGAGTGAGGAGGCGCTGCGCCATTTACTGCTGCTCCCTGACAACAGCAATATCAGGAGTGCGGATGGGTTGGAACTCGCGAAGATTGAGTTCGGTGGTGCCGAACCTCTTCTTCTTCTCCTTGTCCGACATCTCTTCCCACATGGTGTTCTCTTCAAGCCACTCAGGAACCTCGACGCTGAACTGCTTGCAGTAGAAGCGCAACGCCGGCATGTACCTCGTCAGGTACAAGAGGTGTGATGTCTTCGTGTTCGGAAGGAGGCGGTTCTTGAATGGATCAGCGAATCCTTCAAGTTTTGCAGTCAGCTCCTCCGCGTTGTTGATCACCATCACGGATGCAGGAGTTGCTGCATGAACGACCGGCATACCATCGTCATCCTTGACGACACTCAGGATGAATAGATCGCTCATTTCCTCTTGGTCCTCTTCTCGGTTGGCCCTTCCTCACCCTGAAGGTTGAGGGTCATCACGATGTGATCGATCGTCTTGGCCAAGTTCTTCTGAATCAGAGGGATCGTCTTGCTCCACTTTTCTGACTTCAGCGCCAGCGCATCAAGCGCGGCCTGACCAAGGGAACTTGAAGCGATGTCTCCTTGCGCCTCGTGGGAGTACGACATCGTGTGATGATCCCAGCGTCGGAACATCTCCGCAGCGATGTGGAGCAGCATCAGCTGAGAAGCTGACAGCTTCAGAAGTCGCTTCTTGGCTGCTAGCAGAGGATTCTTGTTGGGATCATCGACGAGCAGGTGCTCGTCCAGCAAGGTGCTGCCTTTGACGTGAGGCATCTCCTGAACATCAGCAAGGCGATCAGTTTTCGCTGCGCTGATGAATAGAGACATCGCCTTCAATCCATCCAGCACCTTGGTGACCTGATTGGTTGGGTTGGGGTCGCTGAGAAGGTCATCGGCAAGACCACGAGTGTCCACCTCATGTCGGCGTGCATTGGCGAAGAACCGATCACGATGCCGATTGGGTGCCGCTACGAATTGTTTCTGGAAGGAAGGGTCATCCTTGAGGGACTCGTACTTCGAGAACACTGCATCGAGTGCAGGCTTGATCTCCTTGTTGAGCACCTTGTCCCATGCCTTCTGCTCTTCGGGAGTCTCCGGCTCCTTACCCATGAACAGTGCAGCCTGCGCGCCGAAGAAGGCGAAGACCGCATCCTCGTACGTCATCTGCTGGCTTCCGAATCGGTACTGGGTCAGATCCTGCTTCAGGTCTTCTCGGGTGAGCCCTGTGCAAGCCATGAATGCTGCGAACAACGCGCCGCTCTCAGTATCGGTTCCATACCAAGATCCCAAGAACTTCAACTGAAGCTTGCTGAACCCTCGCTTGTGACCGTGGTTGAGCAGGTAGTCCGTCAGGTCACGATCTCCACCGAACCCGCCAAGGAATGCGGATGGCTTGTAGTGCCAGGCATTCTCTGCTGGAGCCGTCTGAACTCCACCCTCCTGAGGCTTGAACTGCTCCTGAGGTGGATCTCCGTAGCGGATGTGGCCCTGCTTGTCGCGGTACCACTTCCCGCCTCGTGCACCCGGCACAAACACCTGACCGCGTGCCTTGATGATGTCACCACGATCAAGTGACAGCACCAGAGGCCGATCATGGAACCGGCGAGGGTCGACATGCTGAAGCACGTCGTCGATCTCCTTGCAGATCATCTCTAGGCGCTCATCGTACTCAGACACAAGACGATCGACGATGTCCTGAGCGACGGGATGATCTGGAGGGTGAATACGAAAACGGAGCTGAGCCTTGACGATAACGTCAGTGCCAAGCTCCGTTCCTTCTCCGAACAGGTCGTCGAGGTCCACGACCCGCAGCCTACACTACACCAGGAGGCGAGTGAGGTCGTTGTTCAGGTCGATCGGCTGGGTCGGAGGGGTGCCGCCAAACCCACCCTCGGCGATGGCCTTGGCGAGCGCCGCATCCGAACCATCGTCTACGTACTGGACCCAGTCAGTGCCTCGAACCGAGACGGACTTGCGCACCGGTTCATCAGTCACCGACTCG